CACTGACTCAACTGGCCAAGATCGACCGCCATGCGCATGTTCCATCGCACATGGCCGACCCAGTCAGCCGAGTTCCCGCCACCGATGCCCTCTTCCACTTTAAAGGAGAACTGCCCTTCCCAGGGTTTAGTTTTCCACGTGGTTACTGTCGCGCTTGAAAGCCGCGACGCTAAGAGGCCTAGCCCAACCAAGGAGAGTCCCGCCTTTTTAGGGGACGGAGCAATCCGCCACTGAGGTGTAAAAGTCCCAGTGGCGTCCTTGACATGCGACAAGCCGCCTTTCCACAGCCCGAAGGCTGTGTAGGGCGGAGAGCTTACAACTTCGCGAAGATCTCCTGGAATAAAACCCAGAAGAGTGAACCACCCGGGTGAAAGACGGCTATCAGCGCTAAGGTCAGTATGACCAGAAGCCGAATTGCGTCGCACACCGAGGTCGCGCACCGAATTTGCGAGGTTAACAAGTTTTTGTCCATTGTCAACTTCCTTAGTTACGTACAAGGGGCGTACATCCCGCCCGAGGAAGTAGTCCTTCCCGCAAGATTCACGGAAGGGTCCAGCAGTGAATGTCTTCTTGAAGTTAGGGACAAATCCCAAGAACTCCAGGGCGCTAATGACAGAAGACGAATATGCAGTTGGTACCACAATATCGTCGCCAAATACGGCGAGGTCACTAGCTGGGACACCACAAGCTCGACAAACGGCCCAAAAGATTAGGGTCTCGAGTTCAAACGTGGCGCCATTACCCATGCTGGAAAACTTCTCGTAGTCGACCGTGAGTTCTTCATCACGATCGATGCGGATACGGCCAGTCGGACTTCTCACGAGGTCCAACGCCTGAAACCACTCGTATGGCAGGAGAGTCCCGACAACGTTGTAGGCGATCATGTCGCTCGCGGAGGAGAGATCGATAGTGGAGTAACTCCCATTAATCGATCCAACCTTTGCAAGCTTCTGATTTACTTTCCAACTATTGTCGAGGTTAAAACCTCCTCGAGTGCCAAGCCGCCGGCGAATCATCCCACCAAGCCCGAGCTGTAGAAATACGTTCAGCATAGGTTCGATAGCAATGACGCGCTGCGTTAATGCCGTTTTTGGTACGGTGGTGATTTTATTTCCTTCCACAAGCTCGAAGCGTTTTGCTCCGTGGGCAGCCAAACTGGCAGAGTCCCATAACGGGTACTGTTTAAGTACCGCGCCAGCGAGTAGGTACAGGGACGGGGTGAGTGAGATTTTAGACTCAAATTTAAACTCACCGCCTACATAACCGCCCCCCTCTAAACCGAAGTTGTCGAGGAGGAGGCAAGTCCCGGGACCATGACGGGCTTCACTAGTCCATTCCAATGCATCGAACTGCCCCAGCACGTACCGAATATGCCGACGGATCTGTTTTACGAGATCGCGTTCATGCTCCGTGAACAAATGCTCGACGGATGCGGTAAAGCGCTGGTTGGTTTTGGTGCAGGCTTGTTCAGCCTCAAGGAATGTACTGAGAGCAGCTTTCCTAGCAGCCTTCTCCGACCCTGGAAACGGGTACTTCCGGAGAAACTCAGTGGCTTGGCGATCCCAGAAATAAACCTCCGGGTCGCTGTAGGCCCGAGGGTCTACACTGAGGTTGGCCAGTGACATAAAGTCACCGCTAGTTACGCAATCCCTCACACGTTGTTGCACGGGCGAGAGATCGTCCAGAAAGGAGGTTAGAACCGACCCGAGATTTTCGGGTGACAGTCTAAGGGCGGCAAATCGCCGAGCCCTCTCCCTTCGCTCTTTAGAGCAGAAAGGCTTGTCCATATAACGTTTCCTTGTGGGTTAGTTAGCTGGCGAAGTCAAGGTTGATGATGATATCCTTGACCACGGCGGCCGCAGCGAGGTTCATGACCGTCGCAGCAGCGTCTTTCCGGACGTTCAGCGGTGCCGCAGCTGGGATGATATCTTCGATGGTGCGCGTGAAGGTACCAGCCAGCAAGCCGGTGTGAACATCCTTGTAAGGGATGGTCATCACGGTCTTCTCCCGAATGACTTTGCCTTGGGCCGTCGGTTGCTTGGCGGTGAAGGTGAGTCTAGGAGCAAGGCTAAAGTCGGACTGTGCGCTGTCACGAAGTTTGATCCCGTTGAGGACGTTGGCTTCCTTGACGAACGTGTGGTTCACGACAGTTGTGCCATCGGTCTGCGAAAGACCGGCGACGGTTAGAGCAGTAATTACTGACATCTTGGTTCTCCAAGCAGTTAGTTAACGTTTGGCAGCGAGGAACAAGAGCGAGGCAGCATCTAAAGCCCGCTTGACGTTCAACCCGCTTCCAAGTGTATACTCAGGCGATGGATTAATCCACGCCCACCTTTGGTACCGACTAGCTTTAGCAGATCTAGCTCTAGAGCCCGTGAAACTTGGACTCATGTAGGCTTGATTGCCCTGGCCTGTATTAACATTGCCAGGAGCCGGTCGCGCAGTCACTGTGGTGTAGCCATCACACTGAAGTGAATAGCCAGCGTCAAGAACCTTTAAACCCCATAAGGAGGTCTGCAGATCCAGATAGCTACCAATATTTAGTGCCCAATCAACAACAAACGAGTATGGGATTAACTCCCACGCCAGTCCTACCGGGTTTGCGAAACCCAGCTGTTGCATAGAGCGGTAGCCTGCTACCTCCAGTTCAGCTGATAACCAAGCTTTCGCGGTCACAACTGTTTGGAACCTCCTTTCGGGAGGCCAAAGAACACCGGACTGTATTGCCCCCAGTAAACTGAGATCAGTCGGATAATCGATGAGCAGCGCGGTCGACTCGGAAACCCGAGAAGACCATTTGTGACGCTCAGGCTGGTCGGACATTTTGCTAGCGGCGTATTCGGCCGCGTCACGTACGTCCATCATCAATGTCTCGACACCATAACGGTATTCGAGCCACTGCGACGCCCTGGAAGCCTTTGGATCCCACTTCTTGGAGTTTACAACGCCTATGGCGCTGCAAGCTTTTCGAACGGTTTCCTTTAGCGACTGTCCCATAACCTTTCCGCGTTTAATTTCACGGAACGAACGCGCGATTTTTGCAGCGTTCGTAGTCAGGAGATCCAGAGTTTTATGTGCTTCTGCAGCAAATAGTCCAGCGTTAAACGTCTGCCCAGCCGCCTGTTTAAGGACGGAATTACGAGCTTTCGTCAAGAGGCTATGAGTATCTGACACAGGCACACGTGCCGCCAACCAAGCTTCAAGGTCCCCAGAGATCACGAGGTCACCGCTGTGTTTGCAATAGTCATAAGCAAAGAGGTAGTAACCGGTACCATACCGATTCAGCCAGCTAAAGCTATATTGACCTGCAGGTTCGAGCAGATACACGTAACTCGTATAGGGGTTGGTTGTATGTCTACTACCCTTTGGAACACGCACCCAGTTTCTAACCTTCTTGAACCACACTTCCGAATACCAGTTCCGAGCGTCATAGAGGCCGTTGTACGAGCCCTTAAGACGTTGGGTCCTGTTGGAATAATTGGTGGTCCAGGAGAGATTTTGACTTGGTGGTGGTAATGGCATAGCTGTTACTCCAAAGGTTGTGTTTGGTAGACCGGGTGATAAGCCCGGTTCACCTCACGTGCGTAGAACCCCAGAAACAGTACTACCGGTGTATCAAGCCGGCGTCGCTGGAACTGGCAGTTTGGGAAGGCGGAATCAATTCATCCCAACACAAGGATACGCGTCACACAGTTAAGTGCTTCACACCTTGAGTCTACGACTTATAGGTATAGTCTCACGACTATAGCTCCCCGCGAG